ATCGGTAGCATCAGTATCGATATCAGCGGCGTCTTTACCACTTCTACGACCCATTGCTCTCATTGCATCGCGCTTTGCACGATTTTCTTCTAACTCTTCACCCACAAGTTGCAAGTATTCTTTTGCAATATTTTCCACATCTTTTTGATTAGAATATGAACCCGCATACTTTTCGCCATCAAAGTAAGCAAAGAACTTATTACCTTTTGATGTGATTGTAAATTCAACATTCTTTTTACGACCAATCTTTTCGTTCTTTACAATTTTTTTCGCCGGCGCCAACTTTAACTTTTTCTTGTAAATCTAAAGTTTGTCTGATATGGGTGAGTGTTAATGACATGTATCTACCTTCTAGTTTTCTGTCGATGCATCAATATCAAGTTGTCCGTTGTCATTGAATAAACTCTTCGAAAGTGTTTCTTTCGCAGTAGCAAGTTGCATTGCAACCTTATCATTCATAACCGACTGAAACTTAACTTCAGCATCTACTAAATTCTTATCGCGAATATCGCCAATCATTGAATTAATTTTATTATCACTCATTTAAAAGTCTCCTTCATCATCTGGTTCTTCACCGTCTTGGTTTTGCGCGGCGACTTCTGCCTCCGCTGTTATCTGATTATTTATCTGTTCAATATCATCGTCTGTTTGCATCAGAATATTCTTACGCACCCATAATGCGGAGTAATATTGACCAACAAATTCTGTAGTATCACGCAACAGCGCAATTCGCTCTCTTAATATCTCTTGATTTTTAAGTTCTGTAAACTGATTATCTTTGATATAACTATAACGAATATCTTCTTTAATAACTTCCCAGTCTTCTTCAGTTAAAATATTTTTAAGTATTAACTGTGTGCGTAGTAAGTCTTGAAACAATTCATTAAACTTTTTACGCAAACGACCGACAAACTTTGTAAACTTTAACTCATCGCGATTAATCTCTGTTGCTCGACCTAACTGAAATCCACTTTCAGGTTGCATACGAGACTGTGGTACGTTAAGTGCTAAGAACATCTTCTTCTTAAAATACTCAACATCTTCAATCTCACCGAGGTTCTGACCACCACCTAATGTTGTGATTTCAGTTCCTCTTCCACCTTCTCTTCGAGGAAGATAGAAGTCTTCGAGCATGGACATGTGTTTACGATCATCGGTAATTTCACCCGTACTCGCATTATAAACCAACTTATTGCGATAACGAGCAACAACGCTTTGAACATACTCTTCGGCTTTACCCTTTGGTAAGTTACCTACGTCAATGTAGAAGATACGTCTTTCGGGAGCTCGAGAAACACGATAGACAACCAAAGAATCTTCCATGAATCGCAACTGATTGATCAACTTAATTGCCTTATGAAGATAACCAATTGACTTGATACGAGAAGGATCAAAGAGACCGGAATTAACCGCAATGATCGATTCCTTTTCTAATTTGATTCCTTGACCAGCCTTCATTTCGGTATTCGTTAGAATACCTTCGGAGTAGAGATAATATTCTGCTACTATCTTCTCATACTCAACTTCAGTCTTTGGATCTCGTACCTTTTTGACTTCTTTAACCTTGCTGATCTTTGTGGGATCGATGTAGCGAAGTTCTACGATTCCTCGTTTTGGATTCTCTTTATCAACGATAATCTGAAAATAGACTCGACCATCAATATACCAGTTACGAAAAAGATCGTGACCGTTATGATTGAATCGATAAAGTGTAAGAATCTTATTAAACTCATCGACAATCTGCTTCTTAATATTATCTGGTTGATCCAGATCATCAAGTGAAATATCTACCGGAGAGGATTTGTCAGCTGATGCAATCGCGCCATCAACGATATCTGTAATCGCTGTATCCGCTTCGGGTTGTGTAGCAACTTCACGATACTTTAAAATAAGATCATGATCAGAGATCGTTGCCGAATCTCCAAGATCAATATACTGACCATAAAGACCACCAGAAAAAACCGTAGTTGCCGCAGAACCATCATCACTCGGTTTTGGAATCGGTGAAATGATTTCTTTCTTTACTTTCGGAGTAATTTTCTTAGTTAGTTCGTAGCCAAATATTTCCATAAATGTATTTATTCGCCCCGCAAGGATAGACTCACGGGGCGAATAGGTTTGAATTGATATCTAATTAAGAGGTCGTGGTCCAAGTGCCACCCAATGATTCCCAATACTGATACGCAAGTTCAACAGTGAACTCTTCAATCGCATCATTCGTATCGTAACTCAGATCAATCGCCGCAACATTTACAGGAAATGCTCCGCGAATCTGATATCGTTTTGTTACGTTTTCGGACTTATCAAGTTGCTCGATGAGCATATCTGCTTGATAGTCTGTTGGGTTTACCAGACCAAGATTAGCGTTATGCTCGTTCATACCGTTCATCCAACGTTCAAACGAATTCCGAACACTCATTACGGCGTCATTAAGAACCGTAATTGTCCAGTTTTCAA